CCGAGGATCGCCATTACGATCACAAATGCGACGGCGGACAGGGACCAGCGGCTACTTCGTGACATCGGCAGCAGCCCTCGACAGGTCACGGAGTGCAGACACCCACGCCGCCCGGCTCTCTGGCGTCACAGGCCCACCGGAAGCACCAACGGCGTCATCAAGAAACTTGTGGACTGCTTCCTTAACGTGCGGCTGACGAGCACCAATGCTGTCACCCTTGCAGCGAGCCTCACGGGCTGCGATCCGCAACTCATCAAAGGCCACGCCGGTCTTGAGCCGCTGGTCGTGCGACCCGTCGTATTCGATGCAATCCGCCAATTCTGAGCACAAGGCGGAAAGGGTTGCGGCGTCAGAGCTGGCGCGCTCTCCGATGAACTTTCCCTTCAGCGTGAACGCATCAGGCGGCACTGGTGCAGGTGCAGGCGTCGGCGTACTCGAGCGGCTCGGCGCGAACGCAATCACCGCAGCGACGAGCAACGCCACAGCGGCGACATACTGCCCGTCGATAGTCGGCATCTTGGCTGTGGCGTACCAAGCCTTCGCCCTCTCCACGATCTGCGGACCTGCGAGCAGATAAACGGCAAACGCCACAAGCAACGCTGTAATCACGCGGAAGCCCTCACTAGCGGCAAGAGAGATTCAAGGGCACCAGATGCCAGAGCAAGCACAAACGCCCGCAGAGCGGGACGCAGGATCGCCCAGGCGGGCCACGCCATGAGCGGAACGCAACTGCCGGCGATCAAGTCGAAGAGCGAAGCGACGGCAGCGATGGCAATCAACTTCTTTTCATGCCCAGAGATCGACGCAGTGGCGTCCAGCGTCTCGACGCACAGCCGCAGCAGAGCGACCAGCAGAGAACCGAACTCACTCCACGTCAGACCGTCACGGGCCACAACTTTTGCGGTGGTCAGGAACGCGCCGACCTTGTGCTCGATGTCGAGGAAAGGGTGTGCGGCAGCAAGCGGGGCGTCAGTGACCATGCCGCCAGACTAGGGCGGCTGGGTGGCTTTCTAGACCGGCTCTGCCGACTCGCATTCCGCAAGACAAGCTGCGTAGCCGGCCAGATCTATTGGCCCGTCTGCTGTTTTGTTTGGGCCTAGAAATCTAGCGACCTTATCGAATGTCATGAAGATCGCCCAATCGCTTTCAGTCAGTTGCCGCTTGAGGATGTCGCCAAACGCGGCGTTGATCATGCCGACAGTGCGCCGGAAGTGATGCCGTGGCCCGCCGTACTTCGGGCGACGATCACGCACGACATCGAGTGCATCCATCAGCAACTTCTCGGCAGGCGTGATGTCAGCCTTCTCTGCAAGGATGCTGTCACCCGTCCATCGAATGTCATCCGGTGCCGCTTCCATCTCACGCTGCCCTTGCAAGATCCAATCCGCCGGCACAGTCTCTTCTCTCTCGGCGGCGTACTTCTCGGCGCTCGCCTGCGTGATCTCCCGCCATCGCTCCGGTGCGTCGTCCTCTTCCTTGGCGTGGCACTTGCCACCGTCGCAGCATCCGCCAGCCAGGCGAGTCTCTACGGCGTCACGCAGTGCGGCGTTGGAGTCCTGCAAATCCGTAATAAATCCTTGCATCTTTTTCCTTTCGATGAGAAGTCTGGCGACATCCGCCGCGAGTGATCCTGCCGTGCCCGTCCACTGCCCTTGGTAGCGATACGCTCGCTTGCGTGCCTCGGCTATGTAGTCGTCACTCAATTCGTATTGCATGCGTCAAGCCTTCTGCGTCCGCAGGTCACGGTCGCAGTAGATCGGCATCGCCTTCGTCACCTCATGCCGTCCGTGGTCAATGACGATGCACGCCTGGCACGGCGGCTCGTACGCAGCCTTGATCCTCGTGGCGTATGCAGAGTGCCCGATAACGCTGCCATTGGCGACGTAGCGGCCAGCACGCAACCACTGGAACTGGTGCCAGTGCCCGAAGCATGTGAGATCCGCACGCTTCACAGCGTCCCACGCTGCGATTGCCTTGTTGGTTGGGATCGTGATTCCGCCGACGCCACCGCCGTACTTGATGGCGTGGCCGTGATGAAAACGAATCACGAAGCCGTCGAGATCGAGATAGTTCAGATACCCTGTGCCAACCTGCCAGCGGACGTTCTTGCGGCTCTCTGCCGCTGCCATCGTCAGGTATAGGTTCTGCTCAAACGAATGCTCTAGCTCAGTGCCGATGCGTAGCTTTTCGGTGCTTCGCCCGTGGTTGCCGCTGTTGGTGGCGACGATCACTTCCTTGGCGTTCTCTGACACGGCGTCAAGGAATCCACGCAGCCTAGCGCCGATCCATCTGGTAGCCGTGAGCGGTGCCAACTGTGCCAACTCTGCCGTGTCGTCGTGGATGTGCCCTGATATGAAATCGCCGCCAAGCCAGACAACAACACGGTCGATCTTCGCTAGTCGTCGCTCGTGCTCAAGCAGCACGGCGAAGCGTTCCATGAGTTCGCTCATCCGCTTGTCGCACACGTCAAGGCTGTAGTCGTTCAGCCCGTTCACCGTGTCAGGATCGACACGCTCTTCAGCGTGGATGTCCGAGAGCAGCACGACCATTGTGGCATCGTGTTTCTTGCGTACCGTTTTTGATACATCCCTCTGACGCACAGCCTCGATGCCTGTCAGCCCAGCGATTGCATCTGCTCTTGCACGCTCGGCGTCGATTGCTTGCAGCGCCGCCTTATAGCGTCCCTTGGCGTCGGCCAGTTCGCTACGCAGGCGTGCGATCTCGGCATCAGTGGCAAGCCGTGACGCAGACGCAACGTGTGCGGCGACATCCGCCTTCAGGCTTTGTCGAGCCATGAGATCACCCCCTGTTCGCCAACGTCCGAGATCCCACGAGCACGCATATTGGCAGCGATTGCCCTGGCGAGCGTCTTCCTGCGTGAACCGAGTTCGCCATTCTTCCACGCCGCTTTGATGGCGTTCAGTTCGTCGCGGTGCTCTGGTGCGACTCGCTCGTACCACGTCGCCGGCCCGTGTCGCACCGCCGCCATTGCTTCACGTAGGTCTTTCAGTAGACCGCCGCTTTGGCTTTTCGTCTTCACGCTGCGCCTCCTTGCCCTCTAGGTGAATCCAGCCGTCGTCGTCTGGGATGCCGCCGCCAGCGTGCTCGTCGTCGTCGTCCAGCTCGGGCGGCAGGATGACCGCCTTGAGCTGTGGCTTGGATTTGGCGCGTCCCATGCCACTAGGGTGGCAGGACTGTCAAGCGTTCCGCCTGGCGTTGGCAATCGCCCGCCGAACGAGCATCCGGCCAGCGATGTCGAGAAATGGCAGGCCGCGTGCCTCCGCCTGCTGGCGAAGCCAACCGACGATGGCGTCGACATTCTCCTCGCACCAGTCAACTCCTTGCCGATCCATTACCAAAGCGTGCGTGCGGCATGCACAGCCTTCAGATGATTCAATGCGAAAAGGCCACGCCTGAAGCAACCGGGTTAGCTGCGTTCCGACGCCACCAGCAGGAGATGTCTCGCGGCTCACGGAAACTACGCCTGAGGTGTGTCGTTTATTAGCGGGACTAGCGTGCCATCGTTCATCAGTCCGCGAATCGCAGTAATTGTGAGCGTGCGAATGAGCTTCAGCTGATATGAAAATACACGGAATGGTATTACCACTCCGTCAGATGAAAAGGAATTACTGATTGTGTCGCTTGTCAGCTCATAGTCCCCACCTGCGTCGATAAACAGTCCGCGTGAACCAGGAAATGAGCCGCCGCAGTTTTCTTGATAGAACAAAGAGTTCCACCTTCTGATAGCATCGTAGTCATCCACAAACCCAAAGCCCGGCTGAATATAACTTGCGTTTACCTCCCACGGCAATAGCGTAGAGCGTGGAACAGTGACAAACGTTCCTGCCGTGTAAGTTTCATTTCCGCCGACGCAGGCCGAAATTGCTTGGAGATCAAAAGGGTTGATCTGGCCGTTACTGGAGGCAATGCTTGTTATGTTGGTGATTCCGTTGTCATTAAAAGATTGCGACTCCGTTATGGAGTCTAGATCGGATTCAGTTGGAACTGCTGCCGATAACGAAGAAAAATATGGCCATCGGCGAGTCCAGCCAACCGTCCTGACTGGCAGAATAGTGATATAAACGCCCGGCCCAAACTTGTTCCCAAAGTTGCCGGCCCATTGACGGCTTGGGTGTGTTTGAACCGAAGCAAATATATCAAACGAGTCAGAACGATAAACGAAATTGGAGCCGGCGTTAGTTTGACTAGACAAACTCAACCTGTAGGTTCCCGATGATATGCCCCGCACTTTGATTGCAGTAGCGCTCTCGGCTTCGCATGCAGACGTGAATTCATTACGCTCGATCCTAAAACGCAGGTATCCGTAGCTATCGCTTGCGTTGCTGCTCTCAATATCCACCTCAATTCTATCTGGCATCACCGATGGCTTGCACTGCGAACAGCACCCGCAGCTCTCTGCGATCTTGCCGTCCTTGATGATGATCGCGTTGTTTTTTGTGGCGAGTGGCATTAGGTGCAGGCTGTGGTGTCAATCCACTTTGGCGAGCCATTCGCAGAGTGCCCAAGCACTTGCTGCTTCGTGGCGTCATAAGACTCGTACTTCGTCAAATCCAAAATACCGAGCCGCACAAGCGCCCAGCCGCTTCCTTGCCAGAGAATCAACCCCTCTCCACTCCACGCAGACTCTAGCTCCGTGGTAGACGCCTTCGCCCGCACAAACTTGTGGGCAGAGTTGTCAACTGATGCCTTGCACTGCACCACGCCACCAACCGCCACCCTGCCGACCTTCCCGCTCTCAATCGGCTCGACTGCCACGCACCAAGCCGTCGTGGTTGCGGACGGCGTGCCGCCCTGCAAGACGGGCATCTCCTCGAATGACGCCGTAGCACCGC